CTTGGGATCTCTTGCACTCTATTTAAAAATAACATATAATATTTACACTATACATAAATTAATATTCTGCATAGACGCAGTATAGTCGACGGCCTAGAGACTATGTAGAATTTAACTAGGAGAATATATCATGGCAAATACTAACTTTTCCGGCCCAATATCAGCTGGAAACATAAAAAACACTACAGGAACAACTGTTGGTGAAAATGTAAAAAACACAGGTCAAGTTGTAATGTCTCAATCAATTATGATTGATGCAGCAGTCGCAGCTGGAACAACTACTTACAACGTAGGTGTAATACCAAAAAACTCACAACTACTTACAACTACAATTAGAGTTGCAGTAGTCAGTAACTCTGGTACTTCAGCAACTGTTTCAGTTGGAAAAACAGGAACAGCTACATATTTTATCGGTAATACTGACGTTAAAACTTTAGGAGAAACTTCTTCAATAGCTAACGGCGCTTTAGATGAAGCTGATAGATTTGGTTCTGATACACAAATTACAGCGACTCTTATAGCTGCAGGAAGTACTGCAACTACAGGTCAAGTAACTGTTACTTTTACATATGTTCAAGCTAACAACTTACAAGACGCAGCAACAGCGTAATTAATTAATTAAGTGTGGGCTTCGGCCCACACAATAATTTAACAGGAGAAAAAATGGCATCATACTCAAGTGATCAATTAGTAGCCCACGCTACAGCAGATGGACAAATGGTTCCTACAACACAAAGAGCTAGAATAACTGGTATTCAAGCCGAAGGAGCTGCAAGTTCTTCTATTGTATTTAAAACTGGTGGATCTACTGGAACTATAATCGCTACATTTAAATTTGGAACTGAAGGAATAGATTTTTATGTTCCTGGTTCTGGAATTTTATTTGATGAAGGAGTTTATTTAGATCTAACAAACACTCCAGGCGTTACTATAACATTTACGTAGGAGTAAATTGTGGCTACAATAACTTATACAGTAACCGTAGCAACGGGTACTACTCAATACGGTACCGGTAATAAATATTATATTAACGGAGAGTTAGCCCCTGTTCTATATCTACAAGAAGGTAATACATATATCTTCGATCAATCAGATACTACTAATGCTACACACACTATAGCATTTTCTACAAATGCTAATAATAGTCCAGCAGCAACTTACACTACAGGTGTAACTACAACTGGAGTACCTGGAAACGCAGGAGCAAATACTACAATTAATGTAGCACCGGTTAGAACAACAGGCGCTCCGTTATTATTTTATTACTGTACTGCACACGCAGATATGGGTAATACCGCACAAACTGTTTCACCAACTTCTGAAACTACAGAATTTAATCCTCAAATGGATGATATTATTGAAGAAGCATTTGAGAGAACAGGTGTAAAAGGAACTAGAACAGGTTATCAATTAAGATCTGCAAGACGTTCTTTAAATATAATGTTTCAAGAATGGGGTAACAGAGGTGTTCATTTATGGAAAGTAAAACTTGCAAAAATTCCATTAGTTCAAGGCCAGGCAGAATATAGTTATGCAAGTGATTCTGCAAATTTTCCAGATGATATTAGCACGGTATTAGAAGCGTATTATAGAAATAATTCTACAACAACAGCACCTCAAGATATTGCATTAACTCAAATTAGTAGATCACAATATTCACAAACACCAAACAAATTAACTCAAGGTACACCTTCACAATATTATGTAGCTAGAAGATTAAATCCAAGCATATTTTTATATGCTACACCTAGTTCAAGTGTATCAAGCACAACTACACCAAGTAGTTTTCAATTTTGTTTTTATTATTTATCTAAAATTCAAGATGTTGGAGCATACAATAATACTTCTGATGTCGTAAATAGATTCTATCCTTGTATGATGTCTGGACTAGCTTATTATTTAAGTTTAAAATATTCACCAGACAGAAGTCAGGAATTAGAAAGAAGATATGAAAGTGAATTATTAAGAGCTCTTGATGCAGACAATCAAGGAACATCTACTTTCATTTCACCACAAACATTTTATGGAGATGGGGTATAATGGCTGGCGGAGGATATGCATCAGGTAAACACGCTTACGCAATTTCTGATAGATCAGGATTAAGATTTCCTTATTCAGAAATGGTTAGAGAATGGAATGGTTCTTTAGTTCACTATTCAGAGTTTGAAGCAAAACAACCACAGCTTCAACCAAAACCCGTAGGTTCAGACCCTCAAGCTTTATATAATCCAAGACCTCAACCAGCATCTAAAACAAGTTTAATACTTTTAGACAACAATCCATTTACATCTATTATTTCTGGTGGCACAACTTATGTAAATGTTTATTCACAAGATCATCAAAGAGCAGCTGGTTCAATTGTAAGATTTAGAGGACCTCCTGTTGTAACTTCTGCTGGTCCTGGTGGTGCAGATGAAGCAGATTTAAAAAATTTACAATCATTCGCAAACATTCCAACATTTGATAATGTAAGTGATTTAAATAATGCAAATGGTTTTACAATTGCTTTAGGTCAAATAGATTCAGCAGGTAATGTTACAGGAGCTACAACTTCAGATCCTCTAACGAGCCCAATAAATTATTTTTATATAACAAGCACTAGTAATGCAACGACAGGTAATGTAAAAGGTGGTGGAGACAATTGTTCAGCAGGACCAGTAACACTTAAGGTAGTAAACGGATAATGGCATACACATTAGATAATTTAAGAACTGATATTAGAAACTATACAGAAGTAGATAGTAATGTATTAAGTGATTCTGTTTTAGAAAGAATTATTAATAACGCAGAAAATAAAATTATAAGAGCGATTGATACTGATCAAAATGTATTTTATGCAACATCTAATTTAATTGTTGGAAATAGATATGTAACTATTCCAGATGATTTAAGAGCAATTAGATATGTTCAATTAACAGATCAAGAAGGAAATCAATATTATTTAGAACAAAGAGATACAAGTTTTGTAGCAGAGTATTATTCTACTCCAGGAACAAATTCTGTAGATATTCCAAAATACTACGCTAATTGGGATGAAACTTACTGGGTTGTGGCACCAACACCAGATAAAACTTATGCTATTACACTTGCTTATGATAAAGAACCTATAAGCATAACAGATACAACACAACCAATAGCAGCTCCCGCCGCTACAAATGGAACTTATTTATCAAATAAATATCAAGATTTGCTTTTATATGCTTGTCTAGTAAATGCATATGGGTACTTGAAAGGCCCGCAAGATATGTTACAATACTATCAGGCTCAATATAATGAAGCTATAGAATCGTATGCTGTCGAACAAATTGGCATCAGACGTAGAGACGAATATCAAGATGGTGAAGTTCGTGTTCAACTTAATGCTAAATCACCATCAAGTTATAAATAGGAGATAAAATAATATGACAAATGTAGTGCCTTACAGTTTTGGAATCTCATTACTTTCCGGTCACCATGATTTTGCAACATCTGGAAATACTTTTAAACTTGCTTTATATACAGCAGGTTCAGGTGCACCTTACGCATTTGGTGACACTGTTTATTCATCAGGCGTCGCTAATCAAGTAAGTAGTGGTGGTGGATCTCAATACTCAACAGGAGGAAATACTTTAACATCACAGGCAGTAGCTAATCAAACTAATGTAGCAACTGTTGATTTTGCAGATACAGTTTGGGGAAGTCCTACACCTGCAACTTTTAGTGCAGCATATGGAGTAATTTATAATAGCTCAACTGTAGACAGTACGGCCGACAGATTAGTTGTTGTTTTAGATTTTGGTGGAACTAAATCTTGTTCTAACGGAACGTTTACAATTACATTCCCGAATCCAGCTTCTGGATCACCTGCTGGTTCTGATGCGATTATTAGTATAACTTCGTAATAGGAAAATTAAATGGCTTTGGTTTTAAACGACAGAGTAAAAGAAACTAGTACAACACAAGGCACAGGAGATATAACTCTTGCCGGTGCATCTACTGGTTTTATAAGTTTTAATACTGGTATTGGAACTTCTAATACGACTTACTATTGTATTTTTGAACAAGGCACAAATAATTTTGAAATAGGTTTAGGAACTTTATCAGCTTCCACAACTTTACAAAGAACTACAGTTATTAAAAACTCTGCGGGTAACACTTCAAAAATTGATTTCAATACAGGCGGTTCAAGTACACTTGATGTATTTTGTACTTTCCCTGCAAATAAAACAATTGATATGGTATTAACAACACAAGGAGATGTACCATATGCATCGGCGGCAAATACTCCAGCTCGTTTAGGATTAGGTTCAGCGGGCCAGGTATTACAAGTTAACTCTGGCGGAACTGCTCCAGAATGGGCAACATCTAGTGGAGTTAGTTCGGGCTTTGTGATTGCAATGTCGATCGCACTCTAGTATAAGGAATAATTATGGCACAAAACTTTAGAAACTATCTAACACCCGCAACAGGAACTTCACCAGTAGATGCTTTAGGTGGAGCTACAAATAGTATTGACTGTTTAATTAGTATACGAATGGCTAATATTTTAACAACAACAATCACAGTAGATGCTTATATTGAAAGAGGTGGTACTAATCACCATTTAATTAAAAATGCACCAATTGTAAGTGGCGGATCGCTTGAGCTGATAGACGGAGGAAGTAAAATTGTTCTTGCTTCTGGAGATCAATTATATGTTAAATCAGATACAGCATCTTCTTTAGATACAGTAGTAGGCGCTGTAGATGATATAAGTACATAGGAGAAATCATGGCATATTTAGGAAACAGTCCAAAAGGAAACCTACTAACCATGAACTCTTCGCAGTTCTCTGGTGATAATTCAGAAACAAATTTTACACTTTCACAAACTGTTGGTAACACCAATGAAATCGAAGTCTTCGTTGGAAATGTTAGACAAGATCCACATTCAGCTTATACTGTATCGGGTGGAACAACTTTAAGTTTTACAGCAGCACCTCCAACAGGAACTAATAATATTTATGTCGTATATATTGGAAAATCTTTAGGTGAAGTCACACCTGGAGAAAACTCAATTGAATTTGGTATGATTAAATCCATCAATGGTGGATATGAAAACAAAGCAACGATATCATCTAATATCACAGTGGACGCTAGTGATAACATGATGGTCTGTGGGCCTGCGGCCTTTACAGGTACAGTCGTTGTTAACGGAACATTAACGGTAGTATAATGAGTAAATTATTTGTAGACGAAATAGTACATCAAAGTTCACAAGGTTCTGGTACCATTACTATTGGTGCTAGTGGTGAGACGATTGCATTAGCTGGAACTACGGTTACAGGTATTACTCAAGGAATTACAGAAGCTGACCAATGGAGAGTAACTGCTAATATAACTTCTAATGTTGATCCTATAGCAGCAAATTTAGAAAGAATAGATGATGCTAGTTTTTCAAAGATAGGTACTGGAGTTTCGGTTAGTTCTGGAGTTTGGAGTTTTCCATCAACTGGTTTATGGCAAGTATCTTCTTTTCTTACTTCTCTTGGCGATACTCAAGCTGATAATCATATTATAGTTGTCTATGCAACAACAAACAATGGTACTGCTTGGGATGAGATATTTCAAATTTGTGGTGGTGTAAATGCAACTGCTGCACAAGGAAATCAAAATACTAGTTATTTAGATCAATTTGTTAATGTAACAGATGTATCTAATGTAAAAATAAAATTTGCAGCAACAAGTATAAGTAATGGTTATATAATGGGTAATAGTGCATCAACTCTTACTGGTTTTAAATTTATTCGTTTAGGAGATAGTCAATAATGGATTATTTACAAAAAGCATTAACAACTTTCAATGGTGGTAATTGGTATGGTTGGAAAAAAGAAGATGACAATGGAAATAAAATTCCTAACGATCAAAGAATGACTTATGCCAATATTAAAATTATTAAAAATGGTGCAACTATGCCAACTGAAGCAGAAGTAAATGCAAAGATACAAAAATTAAAAGATGCTGAAGCAGATGTAGTTACTAAAAAAGCATCTGCTAAACAAAAACTTTTAGACTTAGGATTAACTGAAGAAGAAATTAAATTAACATTTGGAGTTTAAATGGCTCTAAACTTTGCTAACAACAACTCCTTATCAGCAATAACAACTCTACCAGCATCTATTTCTGGTGGTGGTATGACTTTAATCTCAGAGCAAACTGCATCTAGTTCAGCTAGTATATCTTTTACATCTGGAATAGATGATACTTATGATAGCTATGTATTTAAACTTTATAATATTCACCCAGCTGACAATAGTGCTAATTTAAGATTTAATTTAAGTGTAGATGGTGGTTCAAATTATAATGTAACTAAAACAAGTTCAGCTTTTGCAGCATGGCATAAAGAAGATGATAGTGGTACAAGTCTTGCATATAATACAGGAAATGATTTAGCACAATCAACTGACCCTCAAAGAATACTTTTTGGTGGATTAGATAATGCAAATGATGGTAACGGTTGTGCAACTTTACAATTATTTAACCCATCAAGCACAACTTTTGTAAAACATTTTATGTGTACTGCAGTAAAAAATAGTTATCACCCTTATGCTTGGAATACTTTTGTAGGTGGTTATGGAAATACTACATCAGCAGTAAATGCTGTTCAGTTTTCACTAGATAGTGGCAACATAGATAGTGGAGTAATAAAATTATATGGCATTAGTTAAGTATAACGACAATAGCATAAGTGCAATCTCTAGTGCTGGACAACTAGCAACAGGAAGTTTAGTACCTATTAAAACTTTGACTGCTAGTTCTAGTTCTACATTGTCATTCGTACATGGAACTGATGGAGTAGTCTTGGATAGCACATATCCTATTTATAAGTTTGAATTTATTAATATCCACCCAGCAACAGACAACGTAGAATTTCAAGTAAACTTTAGAGATGGTAGTACAGATTATGACGCTACTAAAACATCTACATTTTTTAGAGCATTACATGATGAAGCAGATACTACAACTGCACTAGCATATAGAACAGGTGGTGATTTAGCACAAGGCACAGGTTTTCAAAGGCTTAATGAAGGTATTGGTGCTAATGGAGATCAAAGTGTTTCTGGAGAACTTAAGTTATTTAATCCATCATCAACTACTTTTGTAAAACATTTTATGGGAAAATTTAGTGGTTGTAATGCAGGTGATAGGGAAGACACAACTTATGTTGCTGGTTATTGTAATGTAACTGTTGCTATTGATGGAGTACAATTTAAAATGACATCAGGCAACATAGATTCTGGCACAATAAAACTCTATGGAATAAAGGATAGCTAATGAGTATTATAAAATTAAATAATCAAGCTGTAAAAAACGCAACTTCATTTGGTTCTATATCAAGTTTAGGCAGTATGGTATTTATTAAAAAGCTAACAGCATCATCTTCTGCAACTTTATCTTTTGTTGATGGTTCTAATGGTGTGGTGCTAGATGATACTTATAAGGAGTATGTATTTACATTTAAAGATATACATCCTGGCACTCAATCAAAATTTTCATTTAATGGTAGTATTGATTCTGGTAGTAACTATAATGTAACTAAAACTTCAACAATTTTTGTATCAGCTCATAACGAAGCAGATAGTGATACAGCTTTAACATATAGAACAGCAGATGATCTAGCACAATCAACAGGATTTCAAAATTTTTTATCTTATGGAGATAATGCAACTGATAACGATAGCTGTTTAGCTGGAACTTTACATTTATTCAATCCATCAAGTACAACATTTGTAAAACATTTTATAGCCAGAACTAACTCACATGATCCTACAGATTATAGTATAGATAGTTATGTTGCTGGTTATATGAATACTACATCATCAATAGATGCTGTACAGTTTAAAATGTCTAGTGGTAACATAGATGCTGGAGATATTTGCCTTTATGGTATTGCTTAACAATTAACAATGGAGTATAAATAATTATGCCAAGACATCACAACATAAATGGGGTTCAAGTACCCTTTACAGCAGAAGAAGAAGCACAAAGAGATGCTGAAGAACAAGCATGGAATGATGGTGCTTTTGATCGTGCTATGGCAGATTTAAGACAAAGACGAGATAGCTTATTAAAAGCTACAGATTATCTTGCCTTATCAGATAATACACTTTCTGCTGACATGACAACTTACAGACAAGATTTACGAGATATTACAAATGGCTTAACAACTGTTGAAGATGTTAATGCTGTAGTATTCC